TAGCGTCAAAAGCGTCCTGGATCTGATTGGTTGAATAGGTGAGGGTGGAGATTACGCTTCTTAAATCACCTATTTTTGATTCCAGACTTTTGATCTTGTCCTCAAATGCCTTTGTAGCGTCCTTGGCGTCATTGAGGTAACGATAGAGCATATACAGCCCGACAAGAGCCGCACCTATTACTGTCCCTCCAATCAGGGCCATTATAGCCGTTGAGAGTCCAACAGTCGCAACAGTCGCCTCTATTTCGGCACCAGTGAGCTGCACAGTGGCAACGGTTGCAACTTCTTCTGCTCCTGCGAGTTGCACAGTTGCCACTGTGGCGACTTCTTCTTCCAATGCCATTTTTGCAGATGCATCGCCTACAAAACCATTGGCTCCGCTCATTGCACTAGAGGCTGCGATATTCTCCACTTCGGCTGCGGTGAGTTGCTGTGTTGCTATTTGTGCGGCAATCGATGCCTCTGCCTGTCCCATGATCACCGGGCTTAATGTGGCACTTACCGCCTGCATCTCTTCAACTGCGGCTGCTTCTATAGCCATTGCATCCGCTACTGCTGCCGCTGCCGCCTCTGCAGCCAATGCCTCAGCAACCATCGCCTCAGCAACCATGTCCAACTCTGCAGCCATTGCTGCACTTGCCGCCGTTGCTGCGGCTTCCTGTAATAAGATTGCGTCAGTTTCTTGGGTAATCGCTGCGATCTCGATATACGCTGATTCTGTTACTGCTACTTCATGGGCTTTGACTGCTACTATATTTGCTATAATCGCAGGGATTACCGTCTTATATGCGAATCCCACGGCACGTATTGACGGTCCCGCCATTGTTGCAACTGTCCCAGCAGCAATAAGCCCTCCACCTGCAACCTGAAGAGGAACAGCAAAAGCGTTAAGGGCGTTGCCTGATTCCTTGGCGGCTGTGCCTAATGAAAGGAGGCCCACTCCCACCATTGAGGCGGTCGCGCCCATCGCCCGTAATCCGGCAGCGTTCTTTCTTGTGGCTTGATCAAGGATTGATGTTTTCTGGCTCGTCTCCTCGACTTTAGTATCAAGGGTTTTAAGATCGGCTTTTGCTTCGGCTATACCAGATTTAACGCCATCTGCTCGTAATCCCAGCCTGATCCAGAGCCCCTCACCAACCCACGGCATTAGACGCCTCCGATCTGAGAGATCTTATTCTTCACCAGTTCGATCTGTTTTTGCAGGGATTCAGATACAAGTCCTTCAATCCTGTTCTGGTTAAGCTGCATTGCAGTCTCTAAAAATGGCTGTGGTTTATTCCCGTGAGTGAATCTTAATCCCTGTGGCCCTTTCTTCCCGGCGTAAGTATATGCCCAGGGAGTTTTCCTGCCGTCACCGCCGACAGCATAGATCCCTGTACCGAACTCAATATACGGAGCATAAAAGACATTTGTGCCTGTTTCAACTATGGTTTCCTGTGGAGTCTGTTCTGTGGTCTGGGTAGCTATGGATGCCCGTAACCTGCCAGTATCCACAGGTGCCATCTTTTTAGCAGGTTTCTCTATTGCTTCAGCCATAGCAAACTTTCCAGCCTTGGAGAGTGCCCTGGGTATATTCTCGCTGAACCCATCTAACTCTGCCAATAATTTCTCCATTCCCTCGATTTTAGCAGGCATCAGTCCTTCCTGAATGCTTCCTGTGCAATCTGCACCATGGAGAGCATGTCTTCAACACTCTGATCTTCCAGTTTCGATTTCTTCTCTTCGTGGTTTCCAGGCATGAACTCCCAGACTGTGTATGGTTTAGGATGTCCTTTCCGATCTCTGTAAGGTTCCGCAATATTCCCACAGATTCGGGCAATACGAAGATCCCACTTATAATCTTCTTGTTTTTTTCGTTCAGAGGCGATTTCGAGCATGAAGAATAATTCTTCTGGGACGATTTCGCCAAGTTCTGACGGCCTGATATTACAGAGGTCATACGCCGCTTTTGCGAATCGTTCCAGGTATTCACGAATCACTCTCCGTTTTTTATATCATCTTCCTGAATTGCAACCCTGAACCAGCCGCCCTCTTTCAGTTCATCGGCTATTGCCTGATCCATTTTGAAAAGCACATCTGGATCGCGTTCTCTCACTTCATCAAGAATATTCCCGATCTTTTCAGGTGTGAGAGATCGATCTTCCCACTTGAGTCCTGCCCATAACAGACAACGGATCGTTCTTATTCCTGCGAGTGGAGGAGCAATCATAGAGTAATAGCCAACACCCATCCTTTCCTCAGCGTCGGCTAGTGCATTAGGAGTGAATTTAAGGTGTCTTGTCCTGTCAAGTTCAACGGTGATCATGATGATGGCCTTGTAACATATACTCTCGTTATTTTGCTTGATTTTGAAGTATCTGCGGCTTCAACTACCGCCATTATAGTAGCTCCTGACGCTACGTTGATGGTGGATGAATCTGCACCTGATGCAACTGCAGTTCCATTCACGTAAATGGTTCCGCCTGCTGTTGGTGTGACTTTAAATCCTGTATCTGCTGAATCGAGCGTGGCAGTATAGTAATAGGTTCCCGCAGCAAATGCCGGAGAGATCGTGACAGCATTGCCGGCATTGTCCTTAAGATCCAGGTCCGTCAATCCGGTGACAGCAGATGTATAAAGCGTCGTTCCACCACTCACCTTGATCGTGGCGTTAAACTTCACTTGAGCGCCTACGGGTGCGGAAATCGAATAACTCTTGACATATCCGGAAAACGTGAACGATGCACTTAACGCAGCCGGGAAATGGATATGCCAGACTCGCACCGTCCTATTCTCAAAGTCAGTTATGATTGCAGCCTGCCCGGTAGAATTTGACGGGATGAAGTTGCCTTCCAGTGTGATCTCACCGCCGTCGAGCGGCCCCATAAGGAACTCTTTGAAATCACCTACTGAGTCATGATTGGTAACATCTATTTCTGTGGCATTACATGACGGGCCGGAAATAGTGATCAGTTCCGCTACTGGTAACTGTGTAGCGGAGACTGTGCGAGTGAGGAGAACGCCTTTTGAGGCTTTTGCTGCCGTTGTCATGGCTGCTCACCTCACGGAGTAAGCGTAACGGCTCCGGTGACTCTGATCGTGAAGCTGAATTTTACCTGTCCTTCGATTGGTGCTGAAACGCCATAGGACTTGATATAACCATTCCCGCCGAGTACCGCCGATCCTGTGTCTGCAAAGGTAATCGTCCAGGCTCTTGCAGTCCTGGCGGCATAATCCGCTATGATTGCCTGCACCACTGAATTTGATGGAATGAAGTTACATTCTGCAGTGATCTCTCCTCCATCGAGGAGCCCCATTAAATACTCTTTATAGGCTCCTGTTGAATCGAAATTAGTAACATCTATTTCTGATGCTGTGTTGCTTGGTCCCGAAAGATTAAGGATCTCCGGCACCGCCGCTGTGTTCCAAGTGACTGCCGTACCCTGTGCAACAAAAGCTCCTGTTGTCATTATGTCCTCCTGATCTGAAAGTTTGTTTCGAAGATCTGGCGGCCCATACCATCCGGCCCGTAATCATACGGCGGGCTGCTTGCCATGATTGACAAATACGTATGAGTCCCGATCACGGTATTTGCTACACCGTCCAAAAGAGCGTAAACTGTCGCTGCTTTGGTTCGTGCTGTGCTGTAATCTGATTGCTCTCCCCTGACTAACACCTGCAGCCCGGGCATCTCCACCCGCTCGCCGTCATAGGTGTAAAGATTCTGCGATCCTGGCCTATCGAACAGCATTACCGCGAGATCCGGCTTTTCCGGGATGTCGGCTATGAATATGTTCGTTCCAAGTGTCCCGATTGAGTTAGCAACCAGGTATCCGGCGATCTCTGCGAGCATTACGGACGCCCCCAGGCATAGATCGCAATCGCGGTCCCTACAAGCGTTCCCACTACACTAACAATCCCGGCGATTATAGCCGCGATTTTACCTGTTTGTGCATTGGCGGCTTTCTGTCCTTCGATGAAATCCTGGCATAGATCGACTTGTCTGGAGATCTCACGGATTTCAGAGGTATTATCCTGTGCCAGTTTCGTCCCTGACACTTCGAGACAGTCAACTCTTACTGACAGATCTTTGATGTCAGTGGCGTTCTTCTGCGAGATCTTGGCACCGTTGATCTCCAGATACCTGATCCGGTCCTCGTGATTTTCCATTTGAGAAATAAAGCGCTGGACGTTCTCGTTTAAGTGTTTAACGTCGTTTTGAGTGACAAGAGAGATCGTCTTGATTGCTTCAAGATCTGAAACAACCGGATCTGTCAATCACGTCACCGCCTTGAGCGCTACGGTGTAATGATTCACGGAGCCGTGCGGATTGTA